GGCTCGAAAACCGGGGATGCCTTGGGGATTTTAGTGAGTAGTCCGAGCGCATGAACAGCAACCTTCGGCCCTCGGACCGGGTCTCGCTTGAGAAGGTTGTTCACCAGCGTCCAGCCGGTTTTGCTGTCACGCGTGATGAGCCCTGCCGCCTCTATCTCGTTCAAGGCGGAACGGATTTGATCGACGTCCCATTGTGAGAAGCGCTGCGCGTCACTGATCGTCCCGACACCGAGCCGGAAGCATCCGATTGCATTTCTGTGGGGGCCGGAGAGGATGAACAGCCAGAGGAGCAGGGCGCGATCACTCAGCGGCTCGATTTTCTCATCTTCCCAGGTGTCGCAGTAAATCTTGCCGTATGTCATCGGCCGGCCTCGCTCGCAGCGAAGCGCGTCCAGACATAATCACCGACGTTGAAATCGGCGCGCGCAGGGGATACTTTGTCAGCAGCCAATTCGGCCTCCGGCATAGGTCGTCTCTGGTCAGGGCGGGGCACGGTCGCTACACCGGCCTCGCCCGCCCTCCATCATAGCAGGCGCCGCCCGGCGGTCAATGCGGACGGGCTTGCATGTGGGGGATGGGCGGGTTACAGTGTCTGTGCATGACGGGGTTCTCTCTCCTCATTGCTTCCTCCCTTGTGCCTTGGCGGCGCTGGCTTCGGTCGGCGCCGCTTCTTTTGCAATGGAGAGCAAGAGATCTCGGAAGGGAATGGGCGTTGCCGCTCTCTGCTTTTTGCTAAGCCCCTGGCAGATGCCAGTCTTGACAGCGCGCCTCCGCTCTTCGGCAGAATGAAACCTGTCATCAAGTCGCAGGAAATCGCCCGGAGCCCGGCCCCACATAAGCTCTGGAGGGGTAAGCCCGTAAGCAAAAAGCCACGTAGCCTTCCTCGCCTTGTGGCCATACCATCCCTGCTCGACGCAGCAGGTCCAACCGCCATGGATCAAACCTCCGGATACCCATCCGCCGCTCCTGGGCGGCTTGTTTATCCCGAACCAACTCCATGCGTGGCTGCCCTCCGGGTGCTCCAGGACGCCGCCCCATTTCAGAACGGCGCTCAGCGCTGCCTCGAAGCAGCCGCCGTCATCGCCCAACTTCAACCGCGGCCATGTCGTCGGAGATCCGCCCCAGTAGCGGCCCCAGCGCTGGCAGGGCGGGTGCGCGACAACCGGCCAGGGGCCAGCGTACTTCCGCGCGTCACGGTCAACCGTCCACGGGTCGACACCTGGAAGGTCGCAGTAAACCCCGTTGCGCTCGACGTATAGGGCCGCGATCATCCTTCCACCACCCTGAGCGATCGAACCCGATAGCGGTCACTGACGAGCCTGCCGCGCTCTATCAGCTCCTCGACGATGGCATGAGCTCTGCCCTTGGAATTGAGGCCAGCACCATCGGATATCTCACCGTAGGTCGGCGAGTATCCCCGCGCCTCGATGTAGGATCGGATGAACGCCAACACCTCCGCCTGGCGCTTGGTGAGGCCGGGGAGAGGCCGCCTCATCCCGCAGTGGGGGCATGTGGTCATAATGGCCTCCACATCAGCACCGCCCATGCCCCATGATGCCCTGCCATGGGCTCGGCTACGATCCCGCTGAATTGCCAGCCGGAGGCGAGATAGGCCAGCCAGCGGTCGAGGGGCGCGAAGATGATTTGCTCGGTGGTCATTCCATCAGGTCCGTGAGATCGCGCTGTGTGGGCGGAGGTGGCGCATTCACGTCCTCCATGTTCTTGACGGCTTGCCTGTAATAGCTCGCCTTCAGTTCTATCCCGACGCCCTTGCGGCCGTGGCTGACGGCTCCGTAGACCTCGCTGCCGACGCCCATGAATGGCGTGAGGACGGTTTCTCCCGGCAGTGACCGAAGCAACACCACCCGGTCGATCACGTCGAGCTGAAGCGGGTGAACGTGCTTCTCGTCATCCGGCTCCTTGCAGTCATTGTAGGGCAGCACCCGGTTCATTCGGATGTCATCCCAGACCGACGACGCGTAGTGCCGCCAGATCCAGTGACTGTAGCGGTTCTCGATCTGCGGCCCTGTCCATCCGCGATACCTCAGCAGCTCCGCCGGTATGGGCTCTTCGCCCGCATATTCGTCAACGATGCCGTTTGGAAAGGCTATAGGGACGGCGCTCGCGCCACGCTTGCGGAAGATCAGCATGTAATCGGCCGAGGCCACGCCTGCATAGGCCGCATCCTCTACGATCGTCTTGTGCGCCAGGTTATGCGTCATCGTCCTGTTGCGCACCCACAGCGGCTCTTTCCAGATCGTGTGCCGGGCGATGTAGTCGAAGCCCTCGTCCTTGTGCAGCCTGATGATATCGCCAGGAAAATCGATCAGGTAATCCTTGCCCGTGTTGCTGCTGGGAATGTCCGTGCAGTGCACAGCCGTGATCCGACCGGGAATCGTGAGACGGTGAAGCTCACGGACACAGAAGCGGTAGTGATTGAAAAATTCGTCGTAGTCCGCGCTGTTGCTCAGGTCTCTTTCGTCGCTGCTGTAGTGGTAGAGACCGCCAAACGGCGGGCTGTAGACAGAAAGGTGCAGCTTCTCGCTCGGGAGCGACCGCATTACCTCGATGCAATCCCCATTGTAGAGCGCATAATCATTCGTGATCTTCTGGTCGTTCACAGCCATGACGGAACCTCCTCCTTTCCCGTGAATTCTCCGCGCCGCTCGATTGCGGTCGCGTTGTTCATTTCGCGAACCAGATTGGCGAACATGGCGCCGGCCTTCTCCGCCTTTGCGCTCAGATTCTCCATGACCTTTCGTTCGCCCTCGGTCATCACCAAGTCGACAGTAACGTCTTCCTTCTGCCCGAAACGCCAGCACCTACGCACAGCCTGATAGTATGCCTCGTAGGAGTGCGAGGGGAAATAGATCACGTGGGCGGCGTGCTGCCAGTTGAGCCCCCAGGCCCCGATCCGAGGCTTGGTGATGATGACGCGCGCCTGCCCGGAGGAGAACGCCTCGAACTTCTCCTCTTTGGCGTCGTCGCTGTCCCTTCCGCTCACCTGGACGCAGCCGGGGATCAGCCTCTCCAGAAGGTCTCCCTCGGCATTCGCGTGGCACCAGACGACGGCCGGCTTGTCGTGGTCGGCCAGCGCTGCGGCCGTTTCGCAGCGATCCTCCAGGGTCCGGGTGCGCTCCTTTCTCTGCTCGAAAAGGTTCGCTGCCGGCAGAGTGAAAAGCATCCCCTCCGGCGCCTCGGTAATGTCAACCATGTTGACGCGCTCTATCAGGCGAGGGAGCACGAACCTATCGTCCGAGAACCCGAGGTCAGAAGGCTTGCGGCACGCGCGCGCCCACGATGTAACCCAACGCCAGAACGGCAGCTCCGCGTGGCCCCGGAAGCGCCACTTCGGCGCCTCGCCGTACATGCGCTTCGTGGCGGAATTGTTCTGGTCGTTTTTGAAGAAGCGGTTCAGCATGTCCATATGCCCGAGATACCCGAGGGCTTCGGACGACGTGCCAAGCTCAATGTAGTCGTTCGGAGCGGCCGTTGCGGTGGCGAGAAGCCGGTAAGGCGTCTTGCGCATGAAGTCTGTCACCTGCTGGCGACGAGCGCCGTCGAACGATTTGATAGCCGAACTCTCGTCGCAGGCCACGGCCCCGAAATCATCCGGAGAGAAGTAGTGCAGTCGCTCGCAATTCGATATGACGATCCGGGCGGGGATACTGCCATCCCTGGACCGCGCGGCCTCGATGCCGAACTTATCGGCCTCCTGCTCGATCTGCTGCGCGACAGCGAGCGGCGTCAGCAACAGAACAGGCTTTCCGCAGGCCCTGGCGATGTTGTCGCACCACGCCAACTCTTGGATTGTTTTGCCTAGGCCGCAATCTGCAAAAATTGCGCCGCGGCCCTTCCGGATGGCCCATTCAGTGAGGTATTTTTGGAAGTCAAACATGGCGTCGGGCAACCATGTCGGCTCCGGCCCGAAGTCCGCGCCAGAATGCCGGCGCGCCTCCAAAAACTCGCTGTATTCCATTCTCTCCCCCTTGTGATTGTTGGCCCGGCTCAGGCCCTTACGATCTGCACCGGGATCTTGTACTCTTCTTCGAAGAAAAGCCTCTTCAGCTTGCTTTTGTCTGTGTCTCTGCCTTTCACGTCGACCACTTGCATTCCCTGGCCGGGGACGACGAACGAAAAATCCATCTCGACCTTGCAGACAGCCCCGCCGTTCCTTGCGTGTAGCGTCCAAACGGGATGGCACTTCAGGTCCGTGATCTCGCCGGCATGCTGCCTCAGCCTCAGCCTGTCATAGTAGCGCCCCTCCGCCAGACTTGCAAAACGTTCTATGAACTCTGCTTGGCAATACGGGCAGCGGCGCACTTTCTGGCCAGGATCTGCGCCGCACGAGAGGCAGCGGTAACAGGGCTTGGCGCCGTACTTGCTGCGGGCGGGCTTGGCGGCGAGGGCTTTGTATTCGTCTGGCGTCATGTCGCGGCCTCGGTAGCGGGCTCGACCTCACCGCGCAGAGCGGCTTCGATCTCCTGCGTTGCTGTCACGCGGCAGCACATATTGACGACGATGCGAGGCCATCCGCCCTCGGGCTCCATCGTGTACATCTCCGTCATGTCCTTGCCGGCGTGCAGCAGAAGGGACACGCGGTCGATCGTTGCGGATTGCATGACCCTGAGAACGTCGCCCGGGTTGATGGCAAAGCGAAATTCCTGCGAAGCGTCCCCGCCAGCGATGGCGCGGGAAGACCCCGTGCCGGCCACGCTGTCGGAGGCGGCGAAGGCAATCTCGCCGCCACTCACCAGCACGTCGATGAACTTGCCGAGGCCAGCATATGGCCGAACCATTTCGATGCACCGGATGATGTCGCGGCGATCGACGTTGATGCGGGCGTGATCGTCGGGCGTGCGGCACACTCGCTCGAACGCTACCCGCGTGCCGTCGACCAGCTTCGAGCGCAGCAGCTTGCCCTCGCCGTAGACCTCGACCCGCCCCTCAGAGACCGTGACGCGCACCTGGCCCGGAAAGTGCTTTGCGATCAGACCGGCAGTGCGGGCGCCGATGCAGATTTCGGGCAGCTCCTGCGCACCGACCGGGATTTCCATCTTCTCCAAGGCCGCTGCCTTGCCGTCCGTGGCGGCGATCGTGAGCGATCCGTCGACGATTGCCAGCCAGACGCCGCACAGATAGTATCTCGTCTCGTCCGTCGACATGAACGGGGCAAACCACTCCATTGCCGGAGCCAAGTCCATCACGAAGTCGGCCTTGGGCTCGGCCTCGGTCATGCGCGGGAAGTCGGAAGCCGGCAGGGTCGGGATCTTCGCTCGGCTCCGGCCGCAGACGACAGAGGCCACAGCACCCTCGACCGTGATCGTCAGGGCCGCGCCCTCGGCAGCATTCGCCGCAGCATGGAACAGCAGCTCGGCAGAGAGCGTCGTCGCCCCCGGCTGCATTACCTTGGCGGATACCTTCTCTTCCATGCAAATGGTCATGTCGGTCGAGACGATGGTGAGTGCGTCGCCCTCCGCCTCAATCAGCACATGGTTGAGGATGGGGATGGTGCCGCTGCGCTGCACGACGCCACGCGCGGCCTTCAGGGCTCCCGCCAGAACGGCGGCCTCGATCTCAATCTTCATCGTCGCATTCCTCGCTCTTGGCGCCACAGCAGTCCCTTTGGATTGCTGCGATCTAGCGCTCTCAGAAACTCCTCCCGCACGCTGGCAGGGCTTTCGATCGTGACGCGGCCGACGAGATATCCACCGTACCAGATTTCGTCGCCGATCACTTGGCATTCATCGTGTTGCATCGTGTCTCTCCTTCGCTTCCCGGCACTCCTGCCTGAGTTGGCAGGCTCTCAGATGGACGGCCAGCCTGTGAGCATCGCGCCTCCGGCCCTTGGGGGCGAAGAGGGCCTTCTTCGCCGCCCGGTCTGCCAGGGAGGCGAGAATGGATAGCGGGGTCATTCGCATTTCTCCTCTTTCGTGTTGGTGCTGCCGGCCGGGATCGAACCAGCGACCTGCCGCTTACAAGGCGGTTGCTCTACCTGCTGAGCTACGGCAGCGTTCTCGTGCGCGCGCACGCGAGGGCTCAGGGCTATCCGTTCAGAGCCGCCTCGTAGAGAGCAAGCACGGTGTCTTGTTCGTCGCGGGCGTCGGGCTCCATGCGGCGGCGCTGGATCAGCTTCTTCATGATCTTCACGTCGAAGCCCTCGCTCTTCGCCTCTGAGTATACCTCGGCCTTGTCGGAGTTGAGGCCCTTGATCTCTTCCTCCAGGCGCTCGATGCGCTCTACGAGGGATTTCAGGCGCTCGCCGGCAATACCTCCGGTGTCGCTGTTGTGGCCGATCTCGGTCATGGAACACACTCCAATCAGTAGCCGGCGACCGGCCGGACACCCGGCGGACAGGGAAGGAGCTCGTTCGCCGACCCGTTGCCGCTGCCGGTGCAGCGGTAGAAGCCCCAGCGGGAGAGGTCGCGGCCGAAGAGCACCCAGGGCTTGACCTCGGCGTTCCATGTGAAGGGCTTGCCGTCGTAGTCGCGCCGCTGCACGCGGACGTAGATGTGCGGCCTTGAGCAGCGGCTGAAATGGCCGTTCCGGCCGTCGGGATCGTGCCAGAAGAATGCAGGCCGCCACACGACGGGGTAGTGCCGATAGCCGGCGATGCGCCGGCGCAGCCGCTTGGCGGCGCGCCAGAGCCGATGCCAGCGCGGCTCCGCCGCCAGCATGGCCGAGGCCCAGAGCTGCAGCGCCTCGTAGGTCCAGCGCGTCTCGCTGGGATAGCTGTAGCGCGGCGCCTCGAAATCGTCGGTAATCTCGTAGACGCGCTCGGCGGTAAGATCGTAGTCTTCGCGCAACGCCGCCGCGGCGCGCATCTGCACGGCGGCGCTGCGAGGATTGACGAGCCACTCCATCACACGGCGGCCGTGCTGGTCCGTGTAACGGAAGCCGGCGGAGCCGTGGTAGTGCTCGACGATCAGCTCCCAGGCCGTGAAGTCGCCCCAACGCATGGCTTCGTCGGCGTGGTGCAGCAGGCTCCGCACCGTCGCCTCGCGATCGAACTCCGTCTTCGCCGTCGACTTGCCCGTGAGGTAGTCGTAGCCGGCGCGGTGCACCAGCTCGATCGCACCCCAGAGCGTGGCGGCCGAGGGCCAGATGCGATAGGTCGCGTCGCCGATGTCGCCGCTCACGACCAGCACGCCCGGCGCCCAGGTGACCCGGAAGGAGTAGATGCCGGTGCCGGGCCTCGCCATGCGCCAGGACCAGCCCGGGCCGCGGCGGGAGAGCCGGTGGTCGGCGAATGCCTGTCGTGCGATGATACCTATCTCGGTCATTGCATCACTCCCAGAATGTCCCTAAAGAACCAGAGGGCGCGGGGCTCTCCGGCCAGGGCGGCGAGGTAGTTGATAGCAGCGGCGATGAGAAGCCCGACAGCGCCAGCTAGCAGCAGGACGGCAGCGCCCCTTCCTCGGCGCCTCACTTGCCGCCCCCCTTCTCCTGGCTGGCCTCATCCCGTAGGCAGTGCCTATACCCCTTCTCACATTGATGAAGGGCGGCGAAGCGCTCCCAGCTAAAGCCCTCGCGAGGGCCGTGTTGCAGGCCGTTGCAGAGGCCGCAGAGGGGCCTGGTCATCGTGCTACGCTCCCTTCTCTCCCGCCCGGCGCTTGTGCCAGCGGCGGATGATGCGATTTGCCCGCCAGATGGCGAGGCGCCGGATGATGTAGTCTAGCCAGATCATCACAGTCTCCATTTCTTCGGCGGCCAGGGGTCGCGCTCGCCATACCGGCCGTCATCGGATAGCCTATCGATCTGGTGAGCGGCGAGGGCGAGGATCAGGCCGGCCAGGAAGGTTAGGGCGATGATCGCGACGATGACGGTGCAGAGGCTCATCTGTCCCTCCGTTCGACTGTGCCGTCCATGCGCTTTCTGAGGCTCTTGTCGAAGCCCCGGCTCTGGAGCGGGCGCCCCCTGCGCTTGCGATGTCTGCCCTCGGCCATGAAGCGCTCGCACCTCTTGGCTTTCGCCAGCCGGGCCAGGTCGCCGCACGTCTTGGCAAGGTGTGCCTCTGCCGTCACGGCGCGCAGGTTGTCGAGCGTGTCTTCGCCGCCCATGCTCAAGGGCCGCTCGTGATCGTACTCGACCTTGCGGCCTTCCAAGGGCTCGCCGGAGAGGGCGCATAGGCCGCCCTGGCGCTCTATGATGGCGGCGCGCTGGGAAGGGGTGAGACGGCGGCGCTTGGTCATTCTGCCGCTTCCTTCTTGGCAGGGCGGGAGATATGGGCGAGGCCGCCGAAGGGCTTGCCCTTGCTGAACGAGAGGTCGTCGAGAAGGCCGCGCTTGATTGTCGCGGGCACTATGCCTGGGTTCAACCCAATTTCGATCGTCACCTCCTGCGGAATAGGGTGGCGTCCAAGCCGCTCTGTCAGGACCGCGTGCGCGCGCCTGATCCTGTCCATAGTTCCGACGCGGTCGGAGGCGCGCTGCGCTTCTCTCCTCTGATAGAATAACCATCGGAGAAGTTTAGCCCGAGCGGCGATCTCGGCCATCTCCTGCCAGGAACGACGGCGATAGGTGCGCTTGGTCATTCGCCCTTCCCATTGCCGGGCGCGGCCCTGACGATCCGCTCCCAATCGTCCCTCGGCGAGTTTCCGGCCAGCCAGCGATACCAGGTCGCCTTGTGAATTCCGGCTCGGCGGCAGAACTCAACGACGCTCACGCCGTGGCGCTTCCTCGCGTCGTCGATTTCCTTAATGGTTATGTTCAGGTCTGTCATGGGCGCATCTTAGCGACGGGCGGCGGCGGATGCAATCGCAAAAAAACGACGAAAGGGGATTGACGGCAGGTCGCTGGTGTGCGACAGTCCGTCTTGCAGCCCAATGAGGGCTAGACGCAACCCGAGCAGAAAGGAGGCCACCATGCGGGCGGATGCAAGAGGGCGGTAAGCCCGTCAAAGCGCCCTGACACGAAGCACTTTCCCAAACTGGCTTAGAAAATTCGCGGCCGGCGGCGGAGCCCACAAGAGGCTGAGAAGCCGCCGGCCGCACCCCACAGAAAGGAAGCACAATGAGTATTGAAGCACTTCTCTCCGAGATGCGCGGCCACCACGACAGCCCTCACCAGCAAGGCGCCTCCCTGGTCGATCAGGTGAAGGCAGCCATGAATGCGGTCGCCGCCATGAACCGCCCGCGCAACTTCGCGGTCGGCGACTTCGTGAGGCAGAAGGTCGAGTGCCGCGCGATGCGATTTCCGACCGACGAAAA